AATAAAGAACGTTATTGCTATACCTAATCGTGAATTAATTAATGAAAAATTAGCTTTACTTAAACTAGGTATCATAAACCAGTATAACAACGCTTATATTTCTGGAGATATTATAGACAAATCTTGGTTAGATAAAACCATTAATGATTTCTTTAATCGACCAGAAAAAGAAGGTAATGATGGTAAACATCTTATTTACTTGTCAGATTTCGCTCAATGGTGGCTCGATGAAAAAGCAAGTCATTATAAAGTATCTGCTAATAAGTATATGGATAACGAAGACCAAAAAAGGTATCTGCAAGTCCTGATAAACATTTTGGAGTTTCAAGGCAAAGATAAAGTGAAGCTAAAAGAGACAGACACCATGTTTTTCGACAAAATCTCGCACTATTTCACAAATGATAAGAAATACGCTTACAACACTACCAAACGTAAAATAGGCCGCGTTAAATTCTTTTGCGCCAGAGCAGAAAATGAAAATTTTCCTGTACACAAAGGATATAAAGAAAGAGTTTTAATTCAGGATAAAGCAAAAAAATATAAATACCCATATTTAAACCCAGACGAAATTAACGCAATAGTTAATTATAAAAGCGATAACAATACACTAAACGTCGTGCGCGATAATTGGATTATTGGATTATGGACAGGATTACGAATTTCAGATTTAGGTTGGCTAGATATGTCAAATATACATGGTGATTTTATCGATGCTACAAACAAAAAAACAAAGACAGACGTTTCTATTCCTCTACATTATCAAGTTAAAGAAGTCTTAAAAAAATATAACGGAAAATTACCACCTAAAATTTCAGATTCAAAATTTAACAAGTATATCAAAGTCATTGCGAAAGATTTAGGCATGGATCAAATTATGGCTGGGGGTATTTCTAAAAAGAATGGTTTTAAAGTTTATGGTAAATACCCTAAATACGAACTAATAACTTCGCACATTTGTCGTCGCTCATTTTGTACTAATCTTTTTGGCAAAGTGCCTAATCAGGTTATCATGGATGTGCAAGGATGGAAAAGCGAAAGTCAAATGTACGACTATAACCAACAAACAAATCGAGAAAGCGCAATCAAATTAAAAGCGCATTGGGATAAAATTAAAAATTAAATAATCATGGAAAACATAAGAGAAGGCAACACGCTATCAGACAAGAAAATACTAAATAATGTTGCGAAAGCAGTAAATAGGAGTATCACAATGCTTGCAGAAGATATGAACGAAAAAAAGGGAACGCTGTACCAAATTACAACGGGAAGAAACAATATTTCAACCCGAATCAAAGCAAAACTATTAGAAAACTTCCCAACCTTAAATCGAAATTACATCGAAACAGGAACAGGCGATATTATTTCTAAACGGCCTAAAGCTGGCGACGACACATTTCAAGAAGAAGTTTTTATGCAATTAGCACTATTAAATAAAAAAGTGTCTTTGCTTAATGAAAAAATAGATAGCCTATTTACGGCAATAAACAGTAAATAAAACTTACATTATATGACTTTTGTTAGTCTTGTAAGCATATTCAACAGATACCTTTACACAAAAAATAAGTAACCATGACACTTAACGATGTTAACCACGAAGATATATTATTACATTTCCTTACCATAGACAATTTTAATCTGGCTCTTGATAATGCAATAGAAGAAATTAGCTCGCAGGAAGACCAACTATTGCTACAATCTATAAAATACTACTTCAATCTAGTTTTTCATAAAAAAGTGGATATGGTTCGTGATATTAAAAATCTTAACAATGTCATGATAGATACTATTGAAAGACTAGAAATTATATCAAAAAACAATAAGAGTATTGTTTTGAATTTTCTTTACACCAGAATCTCTCAAAATCATTTATACGTGCTAAATATTAGCAAAAGAGCCTAATATTAATCTGCATTTTTTATCTTATTTCTTCGACATTAAAGTATTTTGCATAAATAATATTTGATCATAAAGCATCTTTACACGCTCATTTAGTGTTTCTATTGATTTATCTTGTTCTTTATTATGGTTTTCAAGAATCTCGTAGTTAGTATTATTTTTAACAGGCGTTTCTTTTACGCTTGTATCGCCTTTAAACCAATCAACAGTAACTTCAGGCCACTTCGTCATTATTGCCGACAAAACAGCCGTACTTTTAAGTAGTGATGGGTATTTATTACTACGCTTATCCAAATGAAACATTCTATTAATATGCGTAGCAGATACTCCAATAGCTTCTGCAAAAGCACTTTTATTTCCTAGACTTTTTATTTCTATTAATTGTGTAAGTCTCTTATTTTCAATGGGTAATTTCAATTTGTTTTTTTTTATTTTAATTTGTTTTAATTTATTTACAAAAGTTACCATTTGTTTCCAAATGTTTTCTTATGTTTGCAAAAAGAATCTTCCCACGCTCATTGACAAATCATTTTTTCGATATATTTTTTTAATCAGGACATAACGTGTACGGCTCTGTGGGTGCTTGTAAAAGTATTTGGTGGAACTCCTAACCACACCTGAAAGATATGAACGCATAACCTGTTTAAAACATGTATCACGCACCAATAGGGGCGCAGATAATACCTATTATCAAGCATAAAATAAATATAAAACCGTAGTTATAAGCTGAGAGATGTTCTTGTTTACAAGAGAACTAAAACACTTAAAACTACATAATAAAATAGGTTTTAAATAAATTTCACTATACGTGCTGTTTGCAAATATAGTGAAATTTATTAAAACAATGTCCAAACACCTTACAAAATACAAATATCATGGATAAAGCGTCACAAATAAAAGTTGTTGGAAGGCTTAAAGCAAGCGAATTACTTGGCTGCAAGTCTACCGACTTCTACAATTTACACTATAAAAAATTATTAGAAACTTCTGTTTTTGGAAAAGATGGAAGGAAACGTCTGTACTTATTAGATGAAGTAATGAAGTTAAAAAAGGAAATAGATGATATAGATGTTAATTACGAAATTATTAAGTAATGGAAATAGCAAATCAACACCAACAAGCATTATGGTATCTAATAAATTGGAAATCATTTAGTCTTACAGAAGTAATTGACGATTCTAGGTTTCATAAGTTTCAAACCAGACTTGGGGAGATAGAGCAAGAGCATGGAGAAATTTGTGAGAGATCAACAAGAAAGTTTATAAATCGTTTTGGGCGCAAGTCAAAATATACGGTTTACGAATGTTCCAACCTTGACAAAGCAAGAGAATTAATAATAAAATACAAAAAATGAACTTAAATATAGAATTTCAAAATGGTAAGTGGCTTGTAAACAACAAAACACTAGCAGAAATGAACCAACAAGAAAAACATTTCATGAATGGCTTTTTCAAAGAAGTCAAATTAAAAAACATGAATCTTGAAAACTACCTATTGCATTATGAAAAACAAAAATTTTAATAACATCATTCAGAATGTGCCTTATAAGGAAGTGTCAAGTGGACTGTATGAAGAAGTAGAAATATTGTGCGGAAATTACCTTGTTACATTCACTTTAGATTGCGATATAATAGTCTTTTACCAAAGCCCCGCTTCACATTACAACCCAGAAGAATACGAACTTAAAGAAATCAAAGAAATATCCAATATACAGGTGTTTCATGAAGATTCTCAAACCCAATATCAAATCAGTAATATTCAAAACGAAAAAATTGCACAAGAAATAGAAACTAATCTAAAAGTAGTGTACTAATGACAGCTTTAAAAATAATCGTAATAATAATCTTTTTAGCAGGTGTTTATACACTACTAGAAACAATCTATTTAAAAAATAAAAAACCATGAGACTAAACCCAGAAGATATAGAGGCTATTGCAATATCAGTAGCTAATAAACTTGAGAAAAAAATTATCGTGTATTCTGTTCCAGAAGTAGCCGAGATTTTAGGTTGCCACAACAATACGGTGTACAACTACATCGAAGCCAAATTGCTTAAAGCTACTAAAAAAGGTAAAGGCCATTTAATTACGCAAGATTCACTTAATAATTTTTTAAATGAAAAAATGTAAGCATTGTGGTTCAATCTTTCAAGCCTACTCCACACTTCAAAAATTCTGTTCTGCCAAGTGCATGAAACTTGGTGACGGCTACAAAAAGATAAAAAAAATATCTGATAAGCGTCAAGAAGAAAACAAGATTTATTCACAACTACGAAAAGTGTTTTTGCTAAATCCAAAAAATAAATTTTGTCCTGTTTTCAAACACATGAAAGGCGTAGATATTCGCACAACAGAAATACACCACACATATAGCGGTAAGGATAGAGCCAAGTATTACTTAGATACTACAACATGGATTCCAATTTCCAGAGAAGGCCACATGTGGCTTCATGATAACCCAAAGGAAGCTCGAGAATTAGGCTTTTTAAAATAATCCTGAATGACAAATCCAATAGAGCTATTAGAACATAGATTAATTGAAATTAAACAGGCTGAAGCATTGTGCCGACAATCATATAATCTAAACGACTTGCAAGAAATAAATCGCCAAAAGCAAATGTATGTAGCAAGTGTCAATTACTTAAAAACCCTTTTTTAACTAAACTATAAATATTAAAAAAATGAGAACAATATATTTAGAAAGCCAGCCAACACATGCCTTTTCACAACCTTATTTCTATAAAATAATTGAAATAGACAAAGAAACTACAAGCACCATTACCGTTACTAAAGACAGTATCGATATGAATAACGACGAAGACTTCTTTGACCAAGTGTCATTTATAAAAAACAAACTATGCGAAGGTGCTTCATTAGAAATAACCCAAGAGCAATTTGAATCCTTTTACTATAAAACATTAGAAAAAATTAACTACGTAATCACAAGCACCCTATGAGTAAACTTCCCACAATAAAAGACCTAGTAAATGATGTTGCTCTATACGAACAACAAGACGAATTATCATTTTTGCTAAATCAAGAACCGCCAGAAAAATGGGTTAAAACGCATCCATACATAAGGTCACACAGATATGTTCCGATTGATAAAGTTGAGTATTTGCTTCGCTCAATCTTCAAAAACAACTACAAAATTGAAATCACCAATCAAGGCACATCTTTTAATGGTGTCTGGGTTACTACTAGGCTGCACTACAAAGACCTTATTACTAACGAGTGGAAGTATCATGACGGCATCGGGGCTTGCGAACTTCAAACAAAAAAAGGTAGTAGTCCTGCAAACCTTAATGATATTAACAATGGAGCTTTAAGCATGGCGTTTCCAATCGCTAAAACACTTTCATTAAAAGATGCAGCAGATAACTTAGGAAGGATATTTGGAAGCGATTTAAACAGAAAAGATATTATACCTGTTAAAACACCAGAAAGCCTATTAGAAAACAGCCTAGAGGCTCTACAAGAGCTATTCAAAAACATTGACCAAACCAAAATGCCGCCCGATGATATTATAAACATTGAGCGCATTATAGACCAAAAAGAAACCACCAGCTACCGCAAAGCAATAGTATTAATTAAAAAACACTCTAAATGAACAGCGACAACACCCACAATGCCTTAAAAGTTATATTGTTTTCCCAATTACTTGTTGAGGCAATAGACGATGTAAAAGGTACTTCCCTTTATAAATACAAAACAAAACAAATTCTTAATAATGTTGAGAAATTTTTAAAAGACAACATTAAGCAAAATGACAATGTTTATGACGAAGACCCAGAAATGGCCACAAACTTATTCAACAATTTAGATGCCCTCATTGGTAAACTTGCAAACAGAAACATTGTGCAAATGGTAATGATAAACCAAATACACGATCACTATTCAAAACACCCCGAAGATTGGGATAACTTTTTCACAATTGAAATGACAAAACTCGACACACAATGAACAATATAGAACGAATAGGTCATGTAACCTCCAGTAGAATACATCTTCTTTGCGCAAAAGGCAGAAGTAAAAGCCCAATAACAGGAAACACTTGGAGTTCGGGCGCACTAACCTACTTTGAAGAAAAACGTATTGAGCGAAAACTAGGCAGAACCATTGATACAGGCGCGTATAGTCGGCCTGCTGCATGGGGCAATTTCCTAGAACTAATTGTATTCGATAAACTAGGAATAGAATACAAAATAGAAAGCCAAATGAGTACCGAGCATCCAGATGAGGAATTTAAAGGAGTGTGGTCTGGAAGCGCAGATTTAATTGCCCCAAGCGTTAAAATTGGTGAAATTAAATGTTACCAACTCAAAAAGTTCGCACAATATTCAGACGCTATATTAAAGAAAGACATACAAAACATTAAAGACAACTTTGCACAAGAATATTGGCAAATGGTTTCTAACGCCATTATAAATAAAGTCGAAAAAGCAGAAGCCATATCATTTGCACCATACGAAAGCCAATTACCAGAATTAAGAGAATGGGCTGATAATTACGAAGGGGCTGATAAATGGAAATATCGATTTATAAGCGAAGAACCTGCTGAAAATCTCGCCCTATTAAAAGACAAAGGACACTACCAAGACATTAACATGTTTGAGTTTACAGTGCCTCAAGAAGATATAGAGTTCTTGACCGAAAAAGTGCGCCTTGCAAAATTAGAAATAACACATCTTTAAAAATTATAATATGAAAACTAAAATAATATTTAAACTACTACTTATCAATGGACGCAAGCAAATTCCAAGGCAATATGACTTCCATATTACACCCGTTCTTACTTTTGGGCAAGGTTCGGTAACAATTTCAGATCGTTTAGGGTTTGTATGTGCTTTAGCTTTAGAATGGGGCTACTGGGCAATCGGCATTAGTATGCATAGGGTTCAACGTTAACGGTATTGTATAAGATTAGTTGCGTGTATGGAAAACCACGCATTAAGTACGAAAACAGCCTTTAATGCATGATATAATCAACATTAATAATCAAAACATAGCAATTAATTTTATACGTTGTTATGCGCTTTTAATTGATTGAAAAATGAAAAACACTAGGAAAAAGGTTTACAACTTTAAAACAAAGAACAAAGAAGGTTTTGTTCAAAGTGAAATTGATACTTTATTAAAAGACTATCCGGATATTAATATGGATAAGTTTAACAGGGCATTGATGGGAATTACTTGTATGAGAATAAATGACGAAACTGTAATTTACCATTGTGATATTAATAAGGCTTTGCGCTGTGGTATTGAAAATGGAAACCTTCGTAGTTGGGAATGGGACTAATTGCGCATAAACTGTGTTATATTTTGTGTTTGTTGCTTATTATACGCAAAAGGGTATAAAATGATGATAATAGCCAACATTATACGCAAAAGGGTATAATAATGCGAGTAAAAACAAACATTGAATATAACGAATAAAAATAAAGATAGTTGCGAATTAATAAAACAAATTACAATGGAAACAAACGTAGGTAATGAAAAGCGTGAACTAAGGATAGAATATTTTAGGGAAACGGGACTTAATGCGATGAAATCTAATTTTACGTATATGAATTGGCTAGAAGAACGACACATTAAGCAATTAGCTTTATTTAGTGTTGTAGGGCAAAGCGAACAGTTAAAATGTGACTGCAAATGCCCTGTTCCGTATAAAGATGGTAACAAAATATTAGCTTGTAGAAAATGCCATAATGAGATATAGCATTTTAATTGCCTACAACTGATAGGTATAAGGTTAGTACGCCTATTACAGAAGTTTAAATTAAAGTACTGACCATCATAGCGTATTAACTTTATACAATGTTGTACGCAGTTAATTATTAATTATGACAGACAGACATTTACAAGCAGATTTTGAAGGTAAAATTTTTAACATAGAAGGTATTAAGCGTGAGTGTTATTACTGTACTATGGAAGATGGTGGTGCGTGGATTTGGTTGCATACAAACATAAAAGATAAATGTAAAAGAATAAACTTTGTTGTTTGGGATGAATATAGATTGGAAAGGTTACGCAACCAAATTGTTAATAAAGAAGAAATTTTACTTTCTGACTATGGATACCTAAGTAAGCAAAACTAATTGCGTACAACTAGGGGATATGAACACTTTAACACAACTTTTTAATAATTAATAAATTTTAAAACCATGAGTTTAAATAAAACAATGCTAATTGGACACCTTGGCGACGATGTAAAACTCCACCACTTTGAAGGTGGCGGTATAATAGGTCGTTTTTCATTGGCCACAAACGAAACCTACATCAAAAAAGCCACAAACGAGAAAGTAACAGAAACAGAATGGCACAATTGTATTGTGCGCAACAAACAAGCTGAAACCCTTGAAAAATACCTTAAAAAAGGCGACCAAATCTATGTCGAGGGCAAACTAAAAACTAGAAAATGGCAAGACAAAGACGGTAACGATAAATACTCTACTGAAATTAATGTGTTTTCATTCACATTTCTATCAAATAAAAGCAGTACAGCAACACCAAAACAACAAGAACCTTACAATAAAGCGGGCGATGCCTTTTTAAACCAACCACCACCAGAAGACGATTTGCCATTTTAATCTAAGCGCATAACAAACAAAATATTTTAAAGGCAACCACTAAAAACGGTTGCCTTTTTTAACTAAAAAACTTAAAAATTTAACTATGCAAATCAACGGATATGACCTATCAAGAGCTTGGTTTAACTTCTGTTTTGAGAATCCAGATATTATTAGACCTAATCATACAGCTATTTATTTTTTCGCAATAGAGCATTGTAATAGACTAGGTTGGAAGCAAAAATTTGGCTACCCAACAACTATGGCTATGGAAGCAACAGGTATAAAATCGTATAACACCTATATCAAATGCTTAAATGAAATTATAGTATGGGGGTTTATAAAACTAATTGAAAAATCTAAAAATCAATACAGTTCAAACATAATTGCCCTATCAAATTTTGATAAAGCACTAGACAAAGCACTAGACAAAGCATTGATAAAGCACTATACAAAGCACACACTAAAGCAAAGTGAAAGCACTATACAAAGCAATAGTAGTATAAATAAACAAGTAAACAATAAACAAGTAAACAATAAACAATTAACAATTAACAAGTCTCTTCTATCTGAAATAAAAATTTCAGACTTAGAAAATACACAAGTTGAATATTTTGAAATTGCAAAAGCGTTTAGAGATTTATTTATAAAAAATTTAGAAGAAAAACAAGCTCCAACAACAAATCAAAAAAATGCAACTTTTAAAAATTACGTAACACCAATTCGTTTAATGCTAACAAATGATGGTGTAACAAAAAAACAGATAACAAAGGTTTTTAATTTTTTAAATAGTCCAGAAGGCGAGTTTTGGAAAGCAAATATCTTATCAACTAAAAAACTTAGAGAAAAATTTGAACAATTAATTATTAAATCACAGTCACCAAATGGAACAAAACAGCCAGACCAAAGAACTAATCAGCAAATCGCAGAAGATGCTTTTAACTCCGATACAGCAAAGCAGTTTAGATTTCGCTAAAAAAATAGTTGCAGGAAATGCAAATATTGCAATGCTTGAATTAGACTTAACCATTCAAAAAACATTTTCAAAACCAACAATACGAAGTGTTTTTAGAGGCGAAACAGGGCAAATAGGCTTTTCTGTTGTTAAAGTTTTAGTAACAAGGTTTATTGGATCGTTTGGGTTTAGTACAAAGCTGGACGATGCGCAGCTTGAAACCATCACTGTTGATACTTTAGAGAACTTTGCTTATGAGAGCCTAGAAGATATTTTATTGTTCTTTAAAATGGCGCGTTCAGGAAAATTTGGCACAACAAATAGAGGCGTAGATTCTAATCTAATTTATGGCGAGTGGTTTCCAAAATATCTTAGCAAAAAAGCCGAACTAAGAGAAAATAATTACAATAAAGAAAAAGGCGAAATCGCAAGGAAACAAGCAACCGATGATGACGTTAGAGCAACCTACAAAAAAATAAATCAAAAAAACCTAACTAAAAAAGTTCAAATCTATGTTGACCAAATAACCAAAAACATGGATAGACAATTACTTGAAGATATGATTATTGATTGGGAAAAAGACCCAAAAAGAAAACCATATATCCAAATTCTAAAAGCAAAACGAAAATTATTAAAACAATAAAAAATATAAGAAAATGGCAAAACGTAGATGGTACGATAAAAAAAGATTTTCGATAATTGATATTGTAATAATAACATTTATAGTAAAGGTTTTAACTACAATTATATTAACAATAATAAAATACTTATGAAAAAAACAGTTTCATTAAGCACTATCTGTCAGGTAGTTGCTGAATATTTTGAATGTGAGCAGATTGATATTTTTGATACATCAAGAAAAAGAGAAATTATCAGACGTAGACAGTGGTTTCATTATCTGGCGCGTACTTTAAATCCACAATGCATCGTGTCATCCAGTAAAATAGGCCAATACTATTCAGACGTTACAGGAAGAAAAATAGACCACGCCACAGTATTACACAGCACAAAAAAAATTAAAGGGTTCATCGAAATATATGCAGAGTACTATCAATTAGAGTTTTTGTTACAACTTAAAATAAAAGAGGAAACAAACTTACTGTATCAGCCCCCAGAATCAATTTTAAGCACACCTATTGGTAATTACTGCAATCCAACACCACTTATTACCAAATCAAAAATTAAAACCCGTCAAAGCCTTTATTCTCAAAATCAATAGATTCTCCTTTTTTGTCACGTTGCTCTATCATTTTACTTTGTTGGCTCGCTTGTATTTTTGTTCTATTATTTTTTTGGTCTTCCAAGAACTTGGTTTTATTTGTTTGGCTAAACTCCCCTACTTGCTCTAAATAAACATCTTGCTTAAATTTAATTTCCTCAAAAGGTTGCTTCATTCGCAATAAAGCCTCTTCATGTTGTAATTCAATTTGTTTTTCTTGCGCTAAAAACTGTAAATCAATTTTCTTTTTATATTCATAGGCTTGGGTGTCTGCCTGTACTTTTGCTTGGGCAGATTTTGCATCATTCTCACTCTTATTTTGAGCCAATGCCATTTGCGATTCTTGTTGTTCTTTCATGCGTTTTTTACGCTCGTACAACAAGTATCTTATAGCAAGTTTAATGTCGCTTTCCGCTATCATTTTAGCTTCAGCAACTATCTCAACATCAATACTTTGCTCCCCAATAGCTAATTCAAGTAATATTGAAAATTCCTTCTTTTCCTCTTCTTTGGGTTTCATTTCAACAAGAAATCCAAACTCGCTCAAATTACGGTTTTTCATTACCTCGCCAGCATCAACATGAACTTTACCTAAAATATTATTATACATTTTGCGTAAGTCTGAACCTTTTTTGTATGAGTATATTAAATGCAATCGTGACGAAATGACTTCACAAGTACGTTTTTTTATTTCAATCGCAGAATCTACAATATGCCTTGTTATGGTATTTTTAGCTAGGTTAGCCATTTCACTTACACCTACAAGAGCTTTGTTAGACATTGTGCCATCACTAAACGGATTTATACCCGTAAGCTCGCGAATCTGTTCCGTGTAGAAAGCAAATAAATTAAGTAATGTTGCTAAACTTGCGCCTTGTTGTGGGCTATGTATGGTTACAGCACTTCCATCTTTTATGCCCTCGTCGCCCATATCAATACGTTTCTTTACAGCAACACCTTTTACATCTAGCAACGTCATAGCCATTTCCCATTTACTCTTTTTTGTGCCGCCATGACCCGAATCTAGTTCTGCTAATAAATCAATATCAATCTCAACTATATCAGGACGTAAATTACCCATTAAACGCTGTATTAATAAATGTATTTTTTGTAATTGTCTTGCAGGAACTTCTATGTTATCCAAAAATGAGCGCAATCTATTTTCATAAATATCATACGTAATTGTCGTGTATGGTGATCTTGCCATGTTCATAACATCGTCATACAAATTTTCACATTCTTGGTAGCCATAAATAAAATCTGCACCAATAACTAAATTTCCCTCAAACCATGTATCAAGTACTTTTTCAAGTTCTTTAAAATCCTTATGCTCTTTTTTGTCACCAGTAAACCGTTCATCACGTTTTTGTACTTTTACAGTTCTCCCATTTTTAGTTTTTGCTTTGTATTTTAAAGTTTTACTTGTTTTCCATGCAAAACGCAAAACATCAACTTTATAGTCTAGTAAATCTTCTATGGCTGTATCTTGTGTATTGTGCGACACATTGCCATAACTCCCTTTTACTTTAATGTAATTCGATGCAATTTCACGTAATTTTTTATCATTACACTTGCTCTCTCTTCTAATGTCTGATAAGGTTACAGATTCTACAAAACCTTCGTAGTACTTGTCTTTAAAATCATTGCGCTCAACAGTACTATGTATGTAAT